ACATGTATAGCCATTGCATTTCCTGGAACTACTGCTTGATGTTGTTTTTGTTTTTTACTCATGTAACTTTTAATTTATATATTTGGTTGTGGTGCTTGTGGCGCAATTGGAGCTGCTACAGGTGCAACTGGTGCTGGTGTAGCTACTGCTGTTTCTTCTCCTCTAACTTTGAATCGGAAATGTTTAATTTCAGGCTTCTGAGAAATATAGCCTTGAATCTTTTGTGATTCACGTGCTGGATCTTCTCCTAATCGAAAATAGATATATCCAATTGTTCCCGTTTTAGATATTTTCTTTTTAATTACAGTGAATCCTTTTTTCTGTGACCACTGCAATATATCACTCATTACGTTTCGAGCTTGAGCTGCGTCTCGGATAACATATTCAATTCCACCGCGGTAATCAGTCATATGATTAATTAATTGAGCTTCATCAACCATACCAGAATTTTCTAATTTAACGTCTACTCCAGTAGCAGTTATTTTTTTGATATCATCAGGTGGTGTATCTTTTGACATTTTTACTGCTCCAACTGTTGCAGTCGTTTGCTCAGTTAATCCAAAAAATTCTTTATATAGTTTTTTAATTTTATTCATTGTGTTCCTAATATAATATAATTATTTTTTTTGTAACAACCAAATTAATCCATATCATAATATCGATTCAAACCTTGACCGATATTTTCATATGCAATACTTAAACGTTCTTGTAATCTAGACATTTCTTTTGCAGTCTCTTCGAACATTTTATAATCTTCTTCAATTCGCTTGAATCCTTTTTTGTGTTCTACGGATTCGAACCAATCGCCACTTTCAGTCATTACTCGTTGACCTTTTTCAACAATGTCTTTAACTCTATCACACAGTTCCTGCAAATTGTTACGACCATATACCGAAGTGCCTAGTGCTGAGAAATTCTTTACTGTTTCTAGAAATGCCCTTTTTTCTTCACGAGTCATTTTAGGTGCCTCAACACCATTCATCATTTCTAATATTACTTTTAAATTTGGAGTCTTCATATTATATCCTACATTTTCCGTCATCACATAAAATTGATGTAATGATACTATTTACTTTGTTGTATTTGTTTGATGTATTTGGTTTGCCTACAGATTCATTCATATGAGATGGTCTCATAAATGCACCTTGAGTTGATGGATTGGAAACAAAGTCCCAACAAATTAATTCAAAATCTTCTTGTACTTCCACCGTTCCTTCGCTTCTAAGCTCCTTAACAGATCCTAACCCTCTAGATGATATCCCTAAGGTGATCCCGGCTTTAAATAGCTCCTTAAGGATATTACCCGAAGGCGTACCAAGTATTTGCACAGCGCCTTTTAAATCATCGCCTTCCCACCATATTTTTAATATATTATGAGACACGTTATTTAAATTCACAACAGATGATTCTGGGTGATCTAATTCGCCTAATGCTCTGTGTTGATCAATATATTCTTGTTGATATCTAGCACATTCGCGCATTAATATATTTTTAGGATATATTCGGCCGTTTTGATTTTTAGCTCCGGAGCGTTGAAGAATTCCTTGAACTACAAATCCACCTGGAACTCCATATTTATCGCCACTAGATTCATTTAATGATCCAACCGGGATAAATGGTATATAATCTACTAGTATTTGTTTTGACATATTATTCTCCAAATGATCTAACTCGTTCTGATATTTTAATTAATCGTTCCGATATTTTTGTTAATGCTTTATTAGTAGAAACTCCATAATGTGATGAATTAACACCAGACTCTGTTTTTAACTTGCTATTGTATTTTACCAATGTTTCAATTTCTTGAAGCTTCTTTGCAATTTCTCGTATTGTATTGTTTACTTTTTTTGATGGAGATATATTTGGTTCCGTCTTATTAAATGTTTTGTATGATTCGATAAGTTCTAAATATTTTTGGTCCATTATTTCATCTACGCCTGGATATTTAGTTTGTTCACGTTTCCACTTAATATTGTCCCCAGATGAAAAATATTTATCAGACTGATCTTCCTCGGTTGATTCTGGATCATGATATGACTCCCATGTATATGATGGCGGAGTATTTACTGACTCATATTTGAATTTCTTCTTTTTAAACGATTTTGTGCTAGTAAATGCATTTGGAGTATTATATCCAGCTACTGCACTAGCAACATTTTGCTCTTCAATTTCTTCTTCAGACTCAATATTAGTATCGTCGACGATTTCTTCGAGTGCCTCGAATTTTTTTGTTATTTCATTTAAAAATGACTTCATGATTTCATTTCTTTTAATTCTCTAACTAAATCAAAATAGCGTAACAATGATAATACATGAGATTCTTTAATTGTTTTCATTGTTTCAACATTGCATAACATTTCAGATAATTTTTGAACTTTAATCTTAGTAACCTGATCAGTTATTGTTTTTGATTGTATTGCTAAATCTTTTTTAATTTTCGGAATAATTGTTTGAATATATTCCTTAAGAGCAGTAGTATCATTTACATTAACAATGTATTTGTTTAGAAGTTGTTTCTGTGATTCATCTAATACTGAATATTTATCGTTGAACTTGTCTACTAATAACTTGTATGATAATAATCGTATATCTTTTGGTTGGGCTTCGAAGGCTTCCATAAGTGGATCAGCCGTAGGTTTTACTTTTTCAGTCAATAAAACATGATCAACTATTACTAGTTTGCATTCCAATAATTGTTTAGGATACTCAGTTTCATCATGCTCAAACAACATATTAATTGAAGCTAATACTTTATAATTGCTAATATGAGTCTTTGCCATATCCGTAAATACAAACTTCTCGGAAATTTCTTTAACGAGATTGTATCTTTGACGTTTTAATATGCTTTGATTTAAATTATTATACGCAGCTTTAACTGTTCGTATATAATCTAATGCGTGGGCTTCACTTTTAAATTGTTCTTTGATCAATGAATTATACAAGTTTAGTTCTTTGGATAATTCTGTTGCTCGACCGAAATACTTTTTTATAATATCAACTGTTACTGACTTATTTGATGATAATGTTTCGGAAGTTAGTTTTCTTACCAAAAGTTCAAATAAAATACCAGTATTTTTATATTTTGAATGTCGCAATTTTTTCATGTGATATACTATGTCTTATTTTAAAATAAATATGTTTGTAGTTATAAAATATTGTTTTCGTCCAACATTGTCCCAGCATCTGTTTCTGTTTCGGTCTTTGTTGATGGTTTTAATGATTCGGTAATTAGAGAAACTGTTTTATTTTTGAATTTTAATTGTTTCAATATTGCGTGTGATTCGACAGCAATGTTTCCTGCCTTGTTTCTAAATTTAGGATCTGGTTGGAATGCATTTGCCTGGTTTACTGGATTCATATCTTGCTTGATTTGTTTTATTCCGGTTGGATCCCATCCAAATTCATTTTTATGTTGACCAGACTTAATACCTTCTTTTGGTCTTCCACCTTTATCTGCGTTTTCACTTTCTCCCGAAGACATATGAACTGATGCTAAATCATGTGGTGTTCCAAATGATATACCTGTGATAGCTGGGTCATTTCCTTCTTGTTCAATTTGATTTTGACGGAATCTTAATTTTAAATCTTCAATCACATTGGTACGTTCCTGCAGCCATTGTTCTTCAGACATATTAAATATAAACTCGTAAATGTATTTATCTGAAACTAATTTACTATCCTTCATTGTGTTTGCTAATGTCATTTTCTCATTTAACAATGCAACCTTTTGTTGGTCATAAATTATAGATGGAGCTGTTAATTCTAGTTCGAATCCGACTAGATCTTCGCCTTCAAATCCTTGAGCATATAAATGCACAATTGCAATTTTCGCTAACTCCGAAACAACAATTTTTTGTAGTCGTTCAATTGTCCTAGCAAATCTAATATCCATTGATGCTAATGTAGATTTACCTTCAACTGCTTCACTATATCCTAAGAATGGTGCTGGTATCTTCAATGCAGCCATCATTTTAACACGGATGTATTCAATATCTTCCATTCCAGTGAATGTCATTCCAGGCAACGTATCAATTGTAGTTGAACTCTGTCCACCTCGCACTGGCAAGTAATAATCTTCCAACATATTGTTTAGATTAAACTTCATGTTATAATTTCCGGTTGCTGGATCGATGTGTGGAATCTTTTTCATTTTATTGATAATTGTTTCCATAAATGAATCTACTTCATTTGTTGGTATATTACCAATATCTATTTTAAAGATGCGTTTTTCTGGTGCTCTCATTATTCTATGAATAAGCATTGCATCTTCCATCATCATTAATTTTTGAAATTCTTTGCGGGCTCCTTCTAACATAGATCTACCATATGGCAAGAAGTTAGAATCTGATAACATACGGAAATGTGCTACTTCGAACACATCATACGTCATTTGCTCTGATGCAATATTTTTAAATTTAATATCATATTCGCCAGTAGCTTCATTGTATTCTTCCCAACGTTCCATTTCATAACTAGAAAATGGCCGGGCATTTAAAATACCAATTTCATCAGCAATATCTAGTTTTAAAAAGAAATCACCATACTTGGCCATATTACGAATCCATGTCCACATATTAAATTCAATATTTAATACATCATAAAATAAGTTATATAGTATTTTTTGTATACGAGTATTATTAGTTTTAATTGTTAGGATATCTCCAAATTGATCTGCTAATGTTGATTCATCCGCGTATATATCTAATGCTGAACTAATAATTGGATCTTTATCCATCATTTCGTAATCTGCATATAATTGCATACGATTCTGATGCATATAGTAATTAGAATCGTATCCACCCATTCCACCAACACGATGCTTATTAGCTCCGTGCAGCCTGGTATATCTATCTGCTATTTTACTTTGTCCTAGGTTACCAGCTGATTGTAAACGATTTGTATCGACAATACGAAGTTGATCCTTGCCGTATGCTCGTACAATTACATTGGTACTAAATAGAGTTTGTAAACGTTTTCTTAATGACGCCATATTTTCTTTTAGTATAAATATAGGTAATTACAGAACCATGGTAGTTTTTTAGATAAGCCAGGTTAGACTTTCATCATTCCCGCCATTGTTCCATGTCCATCCTGCGTCCTGCTGCTGTTGTTTGCCTGTATATATCACAGTGCTAGTTTTTTTGAATTGAGTTAATGCTTGTTTGCTTAAATTAATTCCTTGTTGTCTTAATTTCAAAGAAGTATCTCGTAACCATAATCCGATACAGAATGACATTACTAAGTCATCGTTATAGCCTTGTTGTGATTGCGCTTTACCATTTAACCAGATGAACACGTAAAGCTCTTGTATCAACCTCTTACTACGAATTACGGGGGTTCCTTCTCGCATATACATTTCCAAAGCTGAAATCATTAATGGCCTAGTACGAGACGATGTAGTCACTCCAGGTACCATTTGTGATTTATCTTTCATGTCATAACCTTTTTTCAATTGCACATCTGAATCGGTATATCCATCGTCTCTATATGTATAATGTAGATTTTGATATCCTCGGTCAAGTGCTGGTTGAATTGCAGCCCATCCAATATTTGCATTCTCAATTGCTAGCAATGCATTGTTCCATTCAGTAGCAACCGTCACTAACATGTTGCCAAAATCCTTAGGTGGCATCTTGCCTTTATACTCAGCAACTTGGCGAATATCTAAAACATCGATAACATGGAATGCAGACCAGTCAGCAGAATCTCCGCGGGCAACGTCAGCTACAACTATGTAATCTCGAGAATAGTCAGGGTATTCCCATACCCAATATCCGTTATCAAATCCTCGCTTTTCTATTGGTTCTTCGCATTGCAATTCAAATTTTTGCAATATAGCACCTTCGATGACAGTGTGACCAGATGATACGAAATCGCAATCACATTCCTGTGCAGCACCACGTTCACCAAGCAATCTAGTTTGTTCATCTCGCCAATCTTGATTTCGTTCTGGATGCACTTGCCAATGCAGTTTGATTGTATGAAATCCATTCGCGCCAGATTCTGCATCTGCCCATGTTTGATGAAACCAGTTACCAATTCCGTTTGGAGTTGATAATACAATAGCAGCTCCACCCGTTGATAGTGTTGCTTGAGATGCAATCCAAATTTCTTCAATGTTTCGAATAAAGGCAGCTTCATCCACTATTAATAGAGATAATGCTTCTGAACGTGCACCAGTAGATGATGA